CGTCGTGTCGTAGGCCATCAGCTTGTTGATCGCAGCCTGCTCGCCGTCGAGGGCGTCGTCGTAGCTGTCGCTCATACCCTTCGGCGCGAGGCGCCAGGAGTAGCGCAGGTCGAGCGTCGTCTCGACGAGGAGCCCCTCGGCCGGGCGCCCACGATAGGCGCGCAGGTCCTCGGTCAGCGTCGGGTGAACGGCGAACGCCTTGTGGGCGATCGAGTCCGCATCCCGGCCGAAGTTGTCCGGAGCCACGCGCGACTCCTTCCACCCGGTGAGTGTGAGGATCCGCGCGGTCACGTCCTCGCGCAGCTGCCTGACGGTCTTGCTGGCCATTAGTAAAACCCACCGAAGCGCGGGTAGCCGCCGCGGCCGTTGAGCCACACGGTCGACGTGCCCGACTTCTTCGTGTTCACGTTGATTTTATTCTCGTCGGCTTCGTCGTAGGAGAACCGGAGCTGGCCCCACGTCTCGGTGTACATGCGCTGGTAGTGCTCGGCGAGAGCCTGCCACCGCCCACCGTCGCCGGCCGACGTCTGGAAGTCGGTGAACACGAGCTGGAGCGTGAGGGCGATATGAACGTCGCGCATCGCGCTCGGCTGGATCACCAAGTACGGGCGTCGGCCCTGCGCCACGAGGCGATTGATCAGCGTGGCCCACGCTTCGTCGAGGTAGTCCTGATAGCTGGTCGTCCCCGTGGAGAGCAGCTGCGGCAGGTCGCTGTGACGCCGGAAGAGGTCCGCGTCGGTGACGACCGGGTAGAGCGTGCGGCGCACGAGGGCGGCGTCCTGACGGAAGACGTTCTGCACCGTCGCCGTCATCTGGAGCGTCCACTCGATGAGCCATCCCTCTTCCAGCGCCAGCGAGGTCGTGAGCGTCCCGAGGAGCGCGTAGGTCGCCACGCTCCCCGTGATGGTCACCGCCGCGGCGTTGACCACGACCGTACCGTCTGCACGGTAGATCGTGATCGTGCCGGAGATCGGCGCGACAAGGGCGCCCGCCCGGTAGATGGGGCACGTGAGGTCCTGGTTACGCCCCCGCTCGATCGTCTCGCCCGAGCGGAACCGTGCCGTAAACAGCGTCTCGCTGATGCTCATGTGCCCCCCTCGCCGTCACTTATCGCGTTCGCGCCGGTCTGCCTTCTGGGCCTGCTGGCGCGCGACCTGCTCGGCGCGCTGAGGCGCCATCCCGCCTTCGACGAGACGACGCGTCATGGACTCCTTCGCCGCGGAGATATCCTTACGCTCGCTCACGCCTTCGTCCTCTTGACGGGAGTATACATGCGCTCACGGGCAGCGCGCATATCCTCGAGGCGCTTGCTCTCGACGGGGAGCGCCAGGGCGCTTCCGGGGTGCGTCGGTGCGCGCGTCTGGTGCTCGCTGACGACGCGCTCCTGACGCTCGATGATCACGCCGATAAAGTCGGGGTCGGGGATCTTGATGAAGCCTTCCGCGACGAGGCGACGAATAAAGGCGCGATAGCCCTCCTGATCGGTGCTCATGCGGACCTGACCGGCGACGAGCTTCGGCTTCTCCCACTTCGACAGGAACACGGGACCGTTGCTGCCGGCGTACTGCACGCAGTAGCCGCCGGGCTCAGCATCCCACGGGATGATCGTCATGCCCTTCTTCGCGAGGTGCACCTCGGCAAGCGCCGTGTCGCCGTTCTTGTCGACCCGGTTCAGGCCGGGGATCGCCATCATCTGCCCGAGGTCGGGAAGCCACTCGCCGTCCACACACTGCCAATGAGCCGGATGGTGCGTGTACCACCACGCCGCATTGCCCGGCATATTGAGCAGGTTCGCCATGCCCTGCGGCCGGCTAGCAGGTTGCGCGGCGAACGCGCCGCCGTCCGATGAACTGAAGTTCGCAGCCATTGATCAGTCTCCTTACGCACGAAGGCGTGTCCGTACATAAGCACGGACACGCCTTGGCGCTAGGCTGAGCCTAGCCGACCATCACAGGTCGCTGACGAGCCCCACCCCGAGTAGGTCTTGGAGCTCGACCACTCCGAGGAAGCTACTACCCACGACCTTGGTGAGTCCGGAGTCGGCCGACCTTTCCCACTCGACCGCCACCGGGGCGCCCGCGGGGATGACCACACCGCCGGCCGCCTGAATGGGGGCCGGGGTGCCGAGGGCGTAGGCGATCGCGCCGTTGCCGAGCATCATGCCGCGGTAGTCCGCGCCCGCGTTGGCGGTCGGGACGTAGCTGGACACGTGGACATTGACGCCAAAGAGCTTGCCCTTGTAGGACGCGCCGAGCGCCGAGGTCTGCTGCTGATTGGCGGCGACGTACTGACCCGGCCCCGTCTCCGCGCGGAGGCTGGACATGAGGTCGTTGTACTGCTGCGGGTGCAGGATCACGTCGTACTCGCCCATGACGCTCTGCAGCTGCAGCGCGAAGATCGCCGAGTAGAACGTGTCCGTAGTCATGTCCACGCCCGTGCTGCCGACCTGCGTGGAGAAGCCCGAGGAGAGCGCGCACGCGAGCTGGTTGAACCGGCCGTTAAAGGCCGCCACCATGGCGTTCGTGAGGCCGTCGAGGTCGACGCCGCCGGGCACCGAGTTGCTGACGCGCGCGAGGTCGGTGAGGTCATAGCGGAGGGCCTGACGGGCCACAACCACCGTCGCCGCGGCGGAGGTGATCGAGGTGTTCGACACGGACACGCCGTCGCCGGGGGCGCTCATGATGTCGGTCCCGTTGAGGCCGACCACGGGCACCTGGATGGAGTCGGAGCCGGTGCCGTTGACCGACCCGACGTTGAGGAAGCACGGGGCATTGCGGAGGCTGCCGGTGTCGGCGAGCTTCATCACGATGCTCTGGTAGAGAACTGCAGCGACGCGAGCGTTGCCGTCGAGAGCGGCAAAATCGATATTGGCCATGATGGCCTCCTAAAGAGGTTCGAGGTTTGCCGCGCCTATCGTTTTTTACGGGAGCTCGCCCCGAGCGCGTGGGAGTGTCCTCCCACGGCTACCTTACGCCGCTCCGTGACAGACTGTCAAGGCGTGCGGAGCGCCGCGTTGATCGCTGCCGCGTTCGCCTTAAACTCCGCAGGCGTGAGCCGCATGATCGACTCAGAGGTCCACGTCGTGGTGGCCGGGGGCGTCTGCGTCACGGTCCCGGCGTTGCTCTTGGGGAGCGGGGCTCCCATCGTGGGAGCGGGCGCGGCTGCGGGCGCCTCGGCGAGGTACGCGCGCACAGCTTTCGGGAGCGCCTCCTTGTTGCCGAGCCACTCGGCGAGCGGAGGACGGTTCTCGGACGGGAGGCGGGAGTACGCGTGCTGCACGTACTCCATGCCCTCGGCGTCGGTGATCCCCGCGGCCGAGATCTCGCGCTCGATGCGGAGCGCCTCGCGCTCGGCCTTGCTCGCGGCCTTCACCTCGTCGACCTGCGCTCGATACTTCTCCGCAGACTCGGCCAGCGGCGTCAGCTCGCCGACGCGGACCTCTAGCTCCTTGACGCGGGCAAGCAGCTGCCGAATGCGCGCTGCCGCTCCGCTGTCGCTACCCTCGGTCGTGGTCGTGGTGGTGGTTCCTTCCTCGCTCATGCTTCCTCCTCACGTGCGGCTTGCACGCGCTCCCATACCGTTAGCTGTCGTCGTGCCCATGCACGGCCGGGGGCGCCGCCCCATAGGTCCCACGCGATCCGGCCGGGGCTCGGATAGTCCGGGTGCCCTGGCTGTGCGGCTGGCGCCTCAAGGTCCACCGCGTGTCGCGTGAAGTAGTTGACCATGCGCTTGATCGTCTCGATGCTGACCACGTCGCGGTTGGCCAGCTGCGACGCACGGCGCGCACCAACGAGCGTCCCGCCTCGCCCGTACTTCTCGCGGTTCGCCAGGCCGCGCTTCGCCACCGCCGCCACCTCGACGGGCGCGCGGAGCTCGAATCCCATGGCACGTTCGTCGCGGAGGAAGCGGCGATAGACCGCGGGGGCCTCGCGCTTCAGATAGTCGCGCTGGCGATCAGAGAGAAACGGCATCAGGTCACAACCTCGTCCATCTCCTCGTCGTCGTGGATCTCGGCCTCGGCCTCGACCTTAGGACCGAGCCCCAGATAGCCGCGAGCCTCGCGGAGACTCTCGATCACAGCGGCGACCACCTGGGCGTTGGCCCCGTCGAGGTCGAGAGCGGCGAGGGCCTCCTCGGCCGCATCGAGCTCCTCGCCGACCTCGGACATAGCCTCCGCGTGCGCGGGGGATACATCGGGTGCGGCCGTCGCCGGTCGTACCTCCAAGTCTCCTTCTTCCGCGGCCGGCGACGCGCTTACCATCCGAGACTCTGCCATCTTCGCCGCGGCGATCTGCTCGAGGCGCGCGACGGCGTCCTCGTGGGTCAGCGAGCCGAAGAGCCGGAGCGCCTCGACCCGGTCCATCAAGCCGGCCTCCATCATCTCCATGGCGTGCGCTCGCCGGCTGGCGAGCTCCTCGGGCGAGAGCGGGATCTCGCGGTAATGCACCGAATACCCGCCCTCGGGGAACTGCGTGCCCATGGCCCGATTGTACAGCGTGGCCGAGATCGCGACGAGGCGCTCGTCCGCGTCGCGGAACTGCATGACGTACTTGCGCTGGGCCGTGCGCTTCCCGTCCTGCGAGAGGCTGATGGCGTACCCGCTCTTCGCGCTGCCGCTCGTGCGCTGGAGGTCGGTGGGCGCGAGGCCCGCGTCGGTCGCCAAGCGATGCGCGATCGCCGCAATCGTTGCTTCGATCTTCTCCACGTCCGCGCCAGCCACAAACTGTCCCACTTGCGGCTGCTGTTCCATGGCCGCGTCGAGCATCAGGATCGTCGTCGGGTCGGTCACGACCTCGACCCGCTGTCCACGCGACCCGCCGTCCACCATGTCCGACCCGGCGATACGCACGCCGATCGCGTACCGCTGCGGAAACGATGCGTCGCGAAGCGTGTGCGCGAGGAAGCTGTAGTAGACGGCGAGGTTGAGACTGCCTTCGTAGAGCTCCACGCCGTTGAACGCGTCGAAGAGCCGGTCGCCGTAGAGGCTCGCGTGGTAGAGCACGACCGGCAAGATCGGCGTCCCATCGGCGCGACGGTAGGGGTACGCGTCACCGGAGTACGTGCCGCCGAGGACCTCGAGGGTCACGTCCTCGCCCATGCCCGTGTCCTTCGCGAGGCGCACCGTGTAGGACGGGTTTGCCGGGTCGCGAATGTCCAGGACATCGTAGGCCCACTGCGCCTCTCCGCGGATGTGGCGCAACCGGATCTCGGCGTAGGCCAGCGGCGTCGTCGGCCGGCTAGGGTCGGCCTCCGCGATCGTCATATCGGGGGAGACCGGACGGTAGATCAGACGGCCGTCCTCGACGTCGATCCGCATCCACATCTCGCGGAGCGCGATCACCATGCTCTGAAAGCGCGCCATCTGGGGCCAGAGCCCCGCACGTGCGATCAGGCCATTCGACCCGCAGAGCTCGTCAACAGCCCCGCCGGCCGTGTTGTGGGAAACGTCCGGGGGGGCATCGTAGAGCGTGGCCAGCTCGGTCGCGACGACCTTAAACGGGTTGCTCGAGATGTCGGGGTTGCCCCACGCCTGACGCCGGGTAGACCCCAGCTGCATCTGGAGCCGGTCCTCGAGGAGGCGCTGCCAGCGTCCCTCCATCAGCGCCCGGCGGTGGCGGCTGTGCTCCCAGCGCGACGCCTCCTCTGGGTTCGTCGGAGACGGCGGCTGCGGCATCTGCGTGTAAGCGTACATGGACCCCCCACTAGCCTAGTCTTATCGTACTCGGCTGGTAAAGTCGCCGGGTGTAGAGTTCGAGGCAGTACCTGAGCGCGTCGATGCTGTGCTTGTGCTCGCTCGCCTCGCGGCCGTCGAACTTCTGCAGGTCGTCGATGAGCCCGCGACACCGCGGGTTGATGGAGAAGTCGCCGCGGAGCATGCCCGCGGAGAGCACCCGGTAGCCCTCGAAGACCGAGCCGCGAGGTTTGTACGCCGTGTTGATGCGGAACGGGAGGCTTCCCGTGGGGAGCCGAAGCGCCCGCTCGAATGCGGAGCCGAGCATGGCGTTCGACTTGAGACTGCCGTTCTTCTTTCCGTACACCTTTCTGTCGCCGACCCAGCGATCGACGTTCTCCCACCGAAGCCCGCACCGCTTCAGCATCCCGAGGATCGCCGCGGCGTCCTGATCCGGCGTGGTCATGCCGTCGCTAACGACTTGATCGAGGACCCAGATCTTCGGGTGCCCCTCGCCCGCGTCGCGAACCAGCGCCGTCAGCACCGCCACCTGGGCGCCAGCCTCGGTGCCATGATCGATGCCCACCCCGATCAGGGCCTCGCCCACGGGGGCGTCTGCCTTCACGTGCTGAGACGGGTCGAACATGCGAAAAACTCTCCCCTCCGTCCAGCCCGAGTCCCACTCGGCGTGTATGCGTTGGGCTCGCTCTTGGGGCAGCACCTGCGCCTCGAGCTTC